CTCCGTAAGAAGTACCACCAGTTCCGTAAGAATTTTTAGCAGCTAAAGCGTCATCGATTGCTAAAGAGATCGCACGGTTTCCGTAGATCATGTTTTCTTCAATCGCTCCGTTTTTGTCTAATCCTTTTAAGATGCTGTCGAATCCAGCCATGTCAGTAGCAAGATCTCCAGAAAGATCAGTGTATACATTTCCACGGTTTTCTAGTGCAGCAAATAAACCTTCAGAACCAGAGTATCCAGCTCCTAGTGTAGATGCAGCGCCTTTCTTCACAGATTCTACCATAGAACGCTGACGAGTTTCGTGCTCAGACTTTAAGTACCATAAGTACCCAGACTTTCCACCATCTCCTTCAACTTCAATCCATCCGATTTGAGCTGTGTCAGAACCGCTGATAGCGTAGTTGTCTTTTAAGATGATTGGCTTGTTTGTGTAAGAGCTGTAATCAGCATCAATAGATCCGATCATTCCTTCGCTTCCTTTAGCAAATTCAGATCCGTAAGCTAACACAGTTACTCCGTTTGTAGAAGTTAATCCACTCCAGTTTGCAGCTGTGTAACATACTGCGGTAAATGTACCAGTAGTAGCAGAAGCGTTAGCTCCAGCAACGGTTACAACACCTTTTAATACAGGTCCTACAGGTGCTTTTGCAGCTGTAACTCCCTGAATCATAACTGTTTGTCCTACACGTAATGCAGGCTCAGCACCAGCAGGTACAGCGGTACCGTCAGGATTAGCATCAAAAGTTACGGTAAATACGTTTCCAGTTAAAGCTACGTTTTCGTAACGAGTGTGTAAGCGCCCTTGCTCTACCCAACGGATTTCGTCAGATGTAGACGGCATCTCAGCTGATACCATACGTAAGAAAGAAGAGATAGAACGATTTCCGTAAATCTCAGCTTCTTTTTCGTATACGTCTGGTAAAAATTGCTTTGTAAAATCAAAGTCTGTAATGTAATTGTTTTGAAATAAAACTCCTTTGCTAGATGATGGAGTTAAATTGTCGATTCCTGCTAAACTCATAGTTTAAGTTTTTTATCGTTTTAGTTTAATTTTTAATTTCGAACTTGAATCACCAGACACAACCTTGTATTTTTTACCTGATTGTGTTTTAATAACACCTTCTTTGCGTGGGTCCATATTGATATTTTTTGCCTCTCTTGCAGATTGGCGTATGGCATCGGCACGGCCTTGCTCATAAAAATGCTCAGCAAGTTTGTCTGCGTTACTAGCAGTAAACAATGCTTTATGGTATGCAGCTGCATCAGCTACTTCCCCGTTGCTGTCTAGAAAACCTTCAATAAAGTTTTTAATATCCGATTGTTGCTGTTTTGTTTGAGCAACGTTTCCTACTTTATAACGGTATTTATTGTCTCCAACCTGGAAATCAAAACCTTTAAAGTCTGAATTAAATACTTTATCTGTTTTTTCTAAAAAAGATTGTGTTAATTTTTGGTTTACATCAACGCTCTTTTTGTATTCGCTATAATACTCGTAAGCTTCTTGGTACTCAGTAGGTACTTCTTGCTGCTTTCTCAACTTGAGATCCGCGTAGTACTTATCTTTATTGCCCTCTAAGAATCTTTTAGCATTAAATAGTTCTTCTTTAAACGCTCTTTTTTTAGCGCGTACTTCTCTAGGCTCATCTATTTCTTCATCATATGAGAAATTATCCTCTAGGTATTCTTCAATCTCTTGACTATCCCAAGGTTTTGATTGCTTGTAATATTCTCTAAGCAAATCACCCTCCTTAACATTTTCAAGGTCTCTGTTTAAATTAATGTAATCTTCAACACTTCCGCCGGTTTCTTCCATGAACTTAACCAGTTTTTCTACATTTTCTGGAAGTTCTTGTGTTTGTGCTTGCGGCTGTACTTCTTCTTGTTCCTGTGTGGCAGCGGGAGCTTCATCGCTTGATGCCACTCCTGTTGTGTCACTAATATCCGTTTCATTTTCTTCAACTAGTTCTAAAGGACTATCATCAGTAACTTCAGCTAAATCTTCTTCAACTTCTGCTTCAGGAACCTCTTCATTAGGTTCTTTTAAGTCGTTTAGATTTATTTTAGGTGTTTCATCAACCTCTTGCCCCGCGGCTTCAGGTTCTATAGTGCCATCCTCAACAGCTTTGTCAAGGACAGCTTGCTCTTCTTGTTGTGCTGTTTTTTGTTCTGTATCTTCAACAACACCTTTAATTTTCCATTCACTCATAATTTAATAATATATAATAGTTTAAAAATTATCTTGGATCAAATCTACTTAGATCGATTCCACCTAAAACATCATTACCACTAGATTCAAATCCTTTTTTTGGTTCTGGGTTTGATGGTGGTTTTGATAAGTCTTTTTCTGTAATCTTGCTACCAACCATATCTTTTTTAGCGTCTAGTTCCATAGCTTTCAGTTTCATATTTAAATCAAATTCAAACTGCATAAGCTCCTTTTTTGTAGCAGCTTCAACTTCTAGCTTTTTAATATCATAACCAACTTGCGCTTCCGCTAGTTGCGATTTAGCTTGAACCTTAACTTGTTCAGCTTGCGCCTTAGCCATTTCAGCTGCTTGTGCTGCTTTTCCGTTTGCTTCTGATTGTGCAGCTATATTTTTTTCTGCTCTCTCCTGGTCTTTAGCTTGTTTCTTATTTCTTCTATACTTAAGAAGCTGATTAGCTAATTTTATATTTTTAATCTGCCTAATATCTATAGCGTCCTCTAAAAATATTTGATCTTTAGATAATGCTATTTGGATATTCTGCTCAACTAATTGTTTTTCGTCGGCATCAGGGTCTAGCTCTAAAAATATACCAAAGTCATGGTGATGTAATTTAGACAGCTCTTGTAAAGCCCCTACACTAAATCTTCCAATACTTGATATTAAAGCTTCTTTCTGCGGGTGATATTCTAATACATCTTTTATTCTTATTGATATAGCCTCCGCAAATTGCGAAGTAACATATAAAGAACTATGTAATATGTGTCGTGTAGCCGTATTAGAATTAGCCGCTGCTAGTTTTTGAACGCCCACTAAAGCATTAGGATCAGGATCAGAACCGTCTCTTGCTTCGTTTAATCCTGTAACGTCGCGTATCATGTTCAAGTAGTAATTATACGCTTGGATAAGCAACGTTGATTGTTGACCGCCACCTCCAGGTAACTCTTGGATTGGCACTTTGCCAGGATTCATATCGCCGTCTACAGTCATTGATCTACCAATGATTGATCCTGTTTGGAAATATAAATTTAACGCTTCCTGCGGGTTGTAGCTTGTACCATTACCTAAATCAATTTCAGCTAAGCCATCCGCATCAAGATAAACACCAGATGGTGTCATTCTTTGTATTACCTGTTGTAATTTTAAATGTGTAAGCTGAATAAGATCAGCGTAAGTAACCATTCTTGAGACTAAGCTTTCAATTCTGCCTTTATACATTCTAGGAGCACTGACAACGTAATTCATCATTACTTTGTTAGCATTTGACTCTGGACGTACCATATTCTGAGCCTTCTCCCACTTTAGTAGTTTATTAGCTCCCAACACCAAAACACCCTCATATATAGTTTCTCTTGCTTGTGCTGTTTTCTCAAACCTAGATCTTTGATCAGAAGGCGGGTTAAATTTGTCTGTTTTCTTAATAGCTTTTTTAGCTCCAGTAGAAGTTTCTTTTATTTTATGAACTTCCTGCTCCCACGTTTTCCAGTTAAAATATAATACAGTTAATGTATTTGAATCTTTTTCTGGGTTATGATCATTTACATAATCGTAGTTGTTAAAATCAGAAGAATGCTTAACATAATCTTCAAACTCTTCATTACTTAAATGTGGAAATCTCTTTTTAAGCTCGTTTGATTTTATTTGCTTAACTTCTCCAAAATAATATACGTCATCAAAATTAGGATCTTCTGTATGCGAATACACTAAATTGGCTGGGTCAACATACTCTAGGGTTATGCCGTCGGTATTGTTAAATCCATGTTTACCTGCCATGATGCCTATCACAGCTTGATCGTAATCTAGCCTCTTTTTTACCTCTGGATAGTTATTGCGATTAAACACATTATTAATAGCTTGCTCTTGAGCAATCTCAATTGATTGCTTGTAACCTATTTGCATGTATAACTCAAGCTCCTCAGTGGACTCTGGAGCATCTGGCTCTTTATTGCTTTTTATATTGATGCCAATCTTTTCTTGAATTTGGTCAATAAGGTCTTTAGCTAATATGTCCTTTTGTATATTTTCAATATACTTAGTTCTTTCTTTAACCGACGTAGGGTCCTGAGCAAAAGCTTTTACCGTGAACAGCCTATCCTGCATACCGTTAACGACAATATCAACGAACTTAGGGATAATAGGCACTGGCTTCCAGTCCAAATTTAAATAGGATAAGTCTCCATTTATAGAAAACTCATCTTTATATTTTTCCACAGACTGCTCGCCCCTTGCGTATAATCTTAATTTATGATATTCTCTTTGGTTTTGTAAGAATCTGCCTGAGCCTGAATTTCTTTTAAACCATTCGCTGAGAATACCCCTCGCCACTTCCATTCCATATTGATCGCTAGATTTTGTAGCATCATCTACGGTTTGGCTGGGAAATTGAGTAGTTACTTTAGCTTCTGCCATTTTTAATTTATTATTTTACTATTCGTTCCTTTATTATTATATCTTGAAAACCCAAAGTTTATTTGCTTTGTTTCTCTTTTAGTTTTCGACGCATACAAGTGTCTTTGGCAAGCCATGACAGCTAAGCCAGAACTTATTGATGCATCAAACTTTGTTCTTTTATTAATATCAAACTTTGCCCAATCTTCCAGCGTTCTATTGAAATACATGTTTCCATAATCACCGTTTTCTTTAAGTCCTACATGATCTTCTATATAACTTTCAATCGCTGCTGCATGAGCTTGTCTTATATCTTCAGAAGAGTTAGGTATTCCACCTAGTTCTTTTTCAGTTACAGATAATTTGTTTCGAGATTTGTCAGGTCTATTCATAGAATAACCTCTATAACCTCTTCGTTTAATATGATATAATAATCTAGGTTTATTGTTTTCCGCAAGTATTGGCATTCCATAAAAAACTAATGCCATTAATACATCCTCAAAAAATATTTCAGCGGTTTGTGGTCTTGCTACATATTCTAAAAAAAATTGACTAGATGGAAAATCTGCAATCATATTAAAAGTAGTCAACCCGTGTAGTGCTCCATTAGATCCACCACCATCTGTAGTACCACTAATATCATAGCTATCACAACCAAACGCTCCGTTATCTTTATTGCCAGGATACTTTATCCCGTTTTTTATAACAATATTATTTTGGTATTCAACCGGCGGTATCCAAGACACTTTAAATCTACCACTTGGGTTAGGGTGCCATTCTACTACTGTATCTTTAACACCATTTTTCCATTGAAATGATCCTCTTGAAACATAACCATTGAGTGTCATCTCCTCGTTGTGATCGACCTGTTCGTATATCTTGTTTAAATTAAATAATGATTTAGCAATTTCATCTCTAAAAGCGTGCTTTTCTGTTCTTGGAAATTGTCTGTAAAATTCATTTAATCCGTCATTATTACTCTTAAGCCCGTCTTCTTCATTCTCCCAATGTTCGATAACTCCATATCCGATAGGCTCTCCATCGATTCCTTCAACAGGCTTTTCTGGTGTATCGAAGACAGGTATTCCATATTTGTCGATAAATCCTTCGTAATTCCATTCCATAGGAATGAACAGAGAATATAATCCACTTGCAGTCTGCCCATTGCGATTTCGCTTTGTGACGTTTGAGTCATAATATAATTTTTTAAAATTTTCACCCCCCTTATCTAGTGCGTTGGATGTCGAACCCATCATGCACTTACCTACTATTTTTGCTCCGAGTCTAAGACAGGTTTTTGTAACCCTCCAGTTGTTGAGGATGTTATCGGGCTTCTCCCATTTACCGGATTCGTCGTGGATGAGTAGTTGTAATTTTTCTCCATCGTAGGAGTTGTCTCCTGTGTTCTTCCAATCGACGGTCGTGTCCAGTCCTTTAGATATATCTCCTTCGGTCGTCTCAGTAACGGTTTTTCTAGTGAGTCTTCTCGACGGTACCTTATACGATAATTCCGTCTTTGGTCTTTCCATTCCGTCTTGGATTGGTTTGAAGAAAAACGGGTAATTTGCTGAGATTGGTACAACCTTGTCTGTAAACATCTTTTTAGCGTCTCCACCAGATTTAGATAAGATCCCGAAACGTGCGTCTCTAGATATTGTAGCCTGATTAACCGTCTCTGAAGATGCCATGAAGGAAAATCCTGAACGTCTGTTCTTAAGGTAGCACATTCCATAACTTCTCTTATCAACACTTCTCTAAAATCTGGTGATCCCACATCAATCTTTGTCCAGTTGAGGTAGATATAGTGCGACCCTGTAATGTAGCACGGCTCACCGTTCCGCATGAACCAATAGCCATTGCTACGACGATTAAATTCATTTTCAATATAACCGTAATATTTTTCCTTAGTTTCTTCCTCAAGTAGCTTAAAATCATATATACTTTTTATTTTATCTAAAGATGCAGGTTTTTGTGTTTTGGTAAAAACTTGATCTTCTGGTTTATCACTATTAGAGTATACTTCTTTTGGTTTCATAGGTAAACCTATTTTTAAACCTTGAACTTCGTATATCTCACCAAGCGTTCCGTCTTGTCCTATTATAACACAGTCTAAAGTTTCATCGTAACCAGGTTTAAAATCTTTCTTTTTATTACGCTTTTTTACGATGCGATTCTCTAAGTGATCTATGTGTATTGTATATAATGATTGTAAGTACATTACTTAGCGCGGCCCTCCACACCAAAGAAATCATTATTTTTTTCTTTCTTTTTATTGTCAGCTAAAGAATTTATTTCTTCAACTTTATCTAAAAGAGTAATTGCATCTTCCATAGCTAATCTATATGCGGATGCTGATATTTTTACTTTTTCAGGATCTAGCTCATCTGGATCCATTTTCTTATTCATGACTTTTATTAATTCATTTATAGAATTTTCTGCTGCGTCAAGAATTAGTTGTCTTTTTTTCTTTATGTCCATAGTTGATAGTTATTTCGTTGGATAAAATTCTATATAGTTTTTTATCATCTATGTTAAACTCATATTCTGAATCAGGTGTGAACCCAACCACGTCTCCACAGGATAGCCCTAAGGAGTCTAAATAGTCATTAGTATATGTAAGCTTGCCTAAAAGCTTTTTCTCGCTTTCTAAGCTCCATAAATCGTCGTTGTCTAATGGCTCAACAAAGCAATATTCAGGTAAACATCGCCAACTGGTGCCGTCATGTATAGCATATATTTGATCAGGATTAACAGCGTACTTATCTTCCTCTATGAAACTAGCTGAATTACGTTCGTTGCCTCTTACATCAAACCATCTTCTAAATACATTATGATGCACTATTACCGGGTCTCCGGGTTTTGCGAATGTTTTAATATTTATTGGAGCATTCACTATTTCACCTATTCTATTAACAAAATGATAATCTCTTTCTGTTATTTCGGTATTTAAAATTAATTCCTTGCCCTCAACATCAACTTTGTTGTTGTAACGATTTTTAGTAGATATAATATAATTGTATAGTGATTTCATTTAGTAATCTAAATTGTATTCAATAGATACTGCCATATTTTTATTGAAGTGTTTCCAAGGTAACTGTGCACCATTTTTCTGTATGTATACATCGTAGCTATCTTCAACTTCGATTATGTCACAAATTTTATGTCCACCGTAAACCTCTTGTCCGACTGCATAGTGCATAGCTTCATTTTTATAGTCTTGCCCTATTGATATTTTTCTAATTAATTTCATTTAGTATGTCCATATTGTTGTACTAGGTGCATCAGGGTAACCGATACCCACGTGTACAAAGTTGTTTTTTCTTGAAATTCCAATACGTTTAAATCCGCACTTGATTGCTGCAGCAACTAATAAAAAAGTAGCTTCACCACCTTCGCATTTAATGTCTACAGCTGCACCATATGTGTGTTCACCTGGCTTAGCTTTTTTAGCCTCTAAAGGATGTGCTGGTGATCTATAAGATGAATTCAAAACGATTGCTCTGCCATACTCTTTTCTTAAAGCGTCAAGCATACCTAATAATTTTGGATCCATCTTGTCCATATTGCCTTTAAAGTCTTCGGCGTCTGTAAAGTATTTTAATTTCATATAATATTATTTATTTATTTCTTCTGTAGTGATTTCTAACTTCTTTTTCAAAGTCGTGCAGGTTGTCCATGTTTTCTGACGCTTGTATTGCTACCTTTTCAATTTTAAGATCGTACTCAATCTTTAAACCATCAATATCTTTTTTACTTACTTCTGGTTTTGGCAACGCTTTGGCTTCAATAATTTTACTCTCTAATACTTCTATTTTATTCTTTAAAGTATAATAGCTTCCAGCCATAGACACAATAATTGAAATAATAGTTATTATTTGTGCAAGATTTATAGAAAAATCTGCCTTGCCGTCTCCGTTCCAATCTACTTTAGCCATTTTCTTTTAACTTTTTATAAATATTAATACCTGTATATATAATAGTTAATAAAAGTACAATAGTCTGTAAACCTGGGTTTATACCCGCGATATCACTGCTAGCAAATAAAGCTGTTATATTCAGTCCGTAAATTTTTAGATCCGTCATCTGTGTTTGTTGTTGCCCATAATTTTCTCAGCACCTCGTGAACCGAAGTAGCCTATGAAAACTAATTGTAATAATTCTTTGACGGTAGATAGCTCTTCTAACTGTAAGCCCCATCCAACTACAAATGCAACCGTTAGGAAAGCAAGTGTGAGCGGGCGAACATTAGCAGCGAGCCAACTACTTGATCTTGAGTCTGCAACCCAACGCCTTGTTATACCGTCAAATTCGTGTATCTCTTGTTCTAATTTCTTAAGCGCAATATCTTTGTCCTCGGCTGGCATATCAGATCCACCTATGATAGCTTTTATTATGCCTCCAACTGGTGTTTCATCAGCAATAGCCCCGACGACTCCGGGAATTTTTTGTAAAAGGAATTTCCCGACATCAGTTTCCTTGAATTTCTTTTTCCCCATTAATGTCTTTTTTAATTGTATACCAATTTTTGCGTTTGTCTTTAAATTGCATTATGTACTCAATATACTTATCTACTTTTTCTTTCCAGTTAGGCTCTAAATTAGGATTAATAAAACCTGACTTATAAGAAGAACATATTTTGTTTATTACTTCGTCCCCTAAGTCTTGATTACTAAAGATTGCTTTATTAATATTATAGAAAGAAGCCATATGCACTTCATTGAAAGTGTCTATAGGTTCAATAACTTTATTTAAAGCTAAACCGTAAATAGCACTTTCGCTCATATGTGTAGTATAAACTTTATCAGCTTCCTGTATGTATTCGTATAAGTCTGAGTCGCGAGGTAATACATTTTCTTCACCGAACATGTCTTTTAGTTCTCCAATAACAGCGTGTACTGTTATAGGGTGCGGTTTAAATAAAACGTCATCACCGTGCTTTGTTTTTATATAATTTAGTTTATTTAAACAAACTCTTTGTTTTATTTTATTTGATCCAGGCAAAACAACTATGTTTTTTCTAGGCTTAACTACATCAGTGTAACTATCTCTATCTTGATATTTATTAGCTGTTTTTTCTTTGATGTTATTACGAAGCATACTGGCATAATCTACAGTATCACCTGTGTCACAAAGTGCATCTGCTATCATAGCTTCTCTTGCTTCTAAATTGAGCGGTTGGAATATAAAACTACTTGCATACTCAGTATAACCCATTGTCCAAAAATCTGGAGGTTCGTTTGCTATAACATCGTAAGTATGATTTAATCCAACTTCTTTTAATTTTTCTAAAGCATACTCTTCTACCTGCTCTAGTTCATATAATTTAACAGACTTTTGTAAAGAACCTATGCGTTCTTTTAAAGTTCCCGGTTCGAACATTTCCATATTTAATTTAATTTTTTTATATTCCTATGCACTATTTCACAATACTTATTTACCATGCTAAAGAATTGTTTACCTAGAAAATCATTCTTCTTAATAAAGAATCTAAATAAATCATTGGACATATATTCCCAAGTCTTTTTATCTACGTTCTGTATAGCGAGCTTTTCTGGATAAGCACATACGTTAGCAATCATATAAGGTCCATTGTAAGAACCATCTAACGGTAAATTAAGTAGCATTTCTTCGTATAAAGGAATCAAGTGTTTGATAGATTGATTAGTCCCAGTAAACTCTATGCATATATCAATATTCGGAACGTGCTTTGTTCTTTGAATTACGCTGTTGATAGTCTTATAAATTCTTTCTTGTTTAGCTCCAAGTCTTGCTTTCTCATTAAACTCCTTAGGACCATCTATTGAGAATATAAGCATTACATTACACTTAAAATCTGCTTCTATTATATTGTTTAACATTCTGTCCGGGAAAACAGAACCGTTAGTTGTTATTAAAAATCTTTTTATTTTATTATTATCTAATCCTTTTATTATATCGTTTATCTTGTGATCCAAAACAGGATTGCCTCCTGATATGGCACAAACTTCTGTTTCGTGCAGGTAATCTGTTAAATCAAAATCATTCTCAACTATGCCCACCTTACCGTTATTCCATACCTTATCCCAAGTATGAGATATTGTAGCAGAACACATTTCGCAAGCTAAATCGCATTTATTTGATCTAGCTATATAGAGGTTTTTAAAGTTTAACGGTACTTCAACCTCTTTAGGTACGCGATTACTCGATATAACGCCACCTGTTGAAAAATAGCATTCAGCACAAGCATCAGGCACCTCGTCGTTAATCCATTGCTTTCTTATGTCTTTCATTTCATCACCATTCCAAAAGCTAATATCTTTGTGTGATTTAGCACATGGAGCAGAACACATTTTAAAGCCGTCAGGCGTTATAGCGGGTGATGCAAAAGGAGCTACGCAATATGGCTCTTTCCTGTGTTTGTCTATTTTATATGGCATTATTATATTTAATTAAATTATTGTTTATTCATAAAAACTAGTATTTACATCAACCGATACTTGTGTGTTAACAGCCTGAGTAGACGTGTTAAAAGTAGTAGTGGTTGTCCACATGGTACTAGGTGAGTATTGTGTTTGCCAATACGATGTCCAGCTTGTATTATAATTAGACGAAGTCGAAAAATTAGAATTAGTATACAAACTTGTGGAGTAAGCGTTAGACGTATTGTAATAACTAGTCCACGACGTTGTATATCCTTCGTTATAATAGGTAGTATAATATGATGGATAAGAAGTAGACAAACTCCACGATGTCGTATATGGTGAGCTCCAGGAGGTAGTCCAAGAGGTTGTGTATGCCTCTTGGTAACTTTCTAACTGGGAAGTGGTTCTACTTTTAGTAGTAGAGTATGCTGTTTGATTAGCGTAAGATGTACTTCGCGCCGTGTACCAGTATGTATACCAACTCATAATTAATTATAGTCATGCTGATGAAGCTGATTGTGAGTCAATATTCCGTTTGCGAAGTAAACATCACCAGGCTCTGTATCCAAATGGTATACAGTAAAATTACCCGGGAGCACCTCTATAGAATTGATTATCTCCTCTTCATCATTGTTATTAATAAAAATATCTCCAACTTTTAGCACATATGAAGGTCTAATCCTCCATATACCATCTCTTTTAAATATATGGTAGTGTTCTTTGGTAGTTAATAGCTTGCCGTTATTAAAGTTGTGTATTTCTGTTTTTATATGTGCTTCTTTTAATGTTACAAAAGTATCTTCTTTTATAAGTGGAGATATATTGTTTTCATTAAAGTTGTGCAACTCGTGAACATTGTGAGTATTGAAACCTCCTTGCACTGACATAACAGAATCACCTATTAATAAATCCTCAACCGCAACTTCGGTGCCGTCAGGCTTCATTATTAGTGTGCCTTGTACTACACATCTAAATCCACCACCGCCACCTCCATAACCGCCACTAGTAAATCTACTGGTCTGATAAAAAGTACCAATACTATAAGAAGTTGTGTAAGCTGTGTTTTCACTAAATGTCGTACTCCAGGAAGTCGTGCGAGTAGTCGATCTATATTCCGTTGTACTTGTAGACCTTGAATACGACTGCGAAGTTGACCTTGAATAACCTGTACTTCTACTAGCCCAATTATAAGTTGATCTACTAGTCGATCTACTTGTACTTCTGCTTAATGACTGACTTGTTTGAAATGTACTTGAGGTATTCCAGGAGGTGTATGCAACACTTTTTAAGGTCAAAAAGGTAGTACTAGTAGCTCTTACCATAACGCTAGACGTTTGTCTACTTGCTATGGTTGTAGAAGAGGTACTCCAGCTAGAGCTGGTCTGAGGGGTTGTATAAATAGTTGTATTTACCAACCCCCCGGAAGTATTCCATTTGTATACTTTCTGAAACCCTATGTTTTTCATGCTTAACTAAAATTACCTACGTAGTTTATAAGTACTATTGAAGTGCTTACTACGAAATATGAAACAATAGCCACATCTCCTGAATCTGTTTCCCAGGCTATATTATCACCGTTAGGTGTTTTAAAGATAGCTGGTAAAGCTAAAGGATTTGTAGTGCCAGTGTTATTAATTATAATAACCCCAGACTTTCCAACATCATCACTGACTACGGTAGGATTAAACGCCCAGTTGCCTGTACAGTTTAGTTTAAAATTAGTCGCATCAGCAAAGCTAAATGTAAAGTTGTTAGATCCATCTTTTGTAACAGTTAAAGGAGAATAGTCACCTCCTCCAGCTATTTCAGCCCATTCGGTTCCGTTGTGACCCTCAAATTTGCTTTCAGTTGAGTTAAATCTTAAAGCACCCACTTCGCCAGACGCGGTTGTGCTTGACGGAATTTTTATATATTCTGAAACAACCTTAAACTTTTCAACACCTAAAAGGTTTACCGTAAAGTTATTGCTAACGTCATTAATAATGCTATACCAGTTTATATTGCTTGAATTATAGCCTACAAGTAAATTTTGAGTGTTATTTGTAACTGGCCTAATATAGGAAGATACGCGACTAAACTGCAAGCCGTACCCGCGCAGTTCCGTATAGGAGCCATCGGAAAAATTGGCTCTAATATTCCTATCGTAACCAGAGTCGGTTGTTATATTACCAGCAACAGTAAGTCTTTCGGTCGGAGCCGTAGTTCCAATACCAACACGCCCGGTATCGTTTTTTACGGTAATCCTAGTTGTCGAAGCTGTTTGTAAATTTAAATCTTCGTCATAAGAACTAATAACTCCTTCATCAACTAAGAGTCTTTTACTGAAGTAGAAGTTGCTTCTATCTGTTATTATATGAGCGTGGCCATTGTTCAAAGATCCAATCTCTATGTAACCATGATCGTTTCTGACACGCAGTCCATCAGACCCTGAATTTTGCAAAGTAACTCTATTAGCCGGGTATGCATTGTTAGGGTTGAATACACTTGAACTTTCTGCGCCAACTCTTCCAAGATGTATCTTTGATGAATTCTGAGAAGACTTGTAAAGACGTATACCACAAACTCTAATAACGTTTGTATTCTGGCCGTAATTAAGCAAAACAAGGGGCGCTACATATTCTGTACCTGATAAAAACTGTCCGTAGGCGGTGCCAACACCTGATATAGTTCCGCGTAATAACACCCAGTCGGAGTTGCTAGAATCGGCGTCTACTTGAACTCCTAATGCACCCCAATATCTACTAATGTTACCAAAACTTGATTTGTTTTCGTCGTACATTTGCCATCCAAGGTAAACCCTTTGATCTGTATCCGTACCTGAAACAAATTTAACATACATCTCCCAAGTGTATTCAGCATTAATATCAACCTTAGCGTATCGGTTTTCAAAATGATTGTCAGAGTTATAAGCTCCTGTTATCTCAAAACATCCAACAGCGGGGGCGGTTGGGTCGTCAACTTTCGCGACTGAGCCACCTCCGCCAGTTTGAGGCAGTTGCTGTTCAAAATCAGCAGTTGTACTCTCATCATTAAAAGAAAAGTAGTTAGACTCATCAATAGATCTGACAGCTAGTCCTCTTTGCTCGTTAATAACGTATGCACCGTTTTCTTTAATTCTAAGTCTTTCTCTATTTGTACCATCAATATCATCTGATAAAGAAATAAAGAAATCTGAGCCGTAATTAGCACCAACTCTATTTGCCCCTAGTACAACATCACAAGTTTCAGCATCTGCGTTTGATAGTTTTATAGCAGCAGTGGTTCCGCCTGCGTTTGTTGAATTAACAAAATCAGCGATAATACCATTAGAGGGGGAGGGGTCAATCACCTCAAGCCTAACATCTGGCGTATAGGTACCAATGCCTACTTTGCCGTCGTTATTAAAACTAACCGTTTCTCCGATACCTCCAGTACCACCAAAATAAAACCTAAACCTTTGTGAATCTACTCGTGCAGTTTGAAGTGCCGTTGTGGGGGCTTCAAAATTTATACCTCTATCGGTGCCTTTATTACCAATAGTGTTGGCGGCTGTTATATTCGTTGTAGCTCTAATATCTCCAATAACTTTCAACGTGTGATCGGGGGTGCTTGTCCCAATACCAACCATGTTACTGCCCCCGTCAACAAAAAGCATATTAGCATTACCATTAGATTTAACTCTAAAGTCATTATTGCCTCCTGCTTCGTTAACTATAACAATACTAGACGTAGCTTTGATCATTTCTTCACCAGCAGCGAAGAGAGACATGGTATTATCACTAGTAAATCCAAAGTACGTATCAGTGTCATTCTTGTGGATAATTTTATCCGCTATGGTTATACTTGCATCACCATCATGCCATAATCTTCTGTAGCCTTGTAAGCTACCGTTAACCATTCGTTGGAAATATATAGCGTCGCTATGGAATGCGGATGCGATGTTTACGTAGTAACCACCATTATTCCCGTGATTTTGTATAATGTGATGATACCATTCGTTAGTTGGGTTTGGTACTGTTGCACCATCTAATCCGGTTCCACCTGCTCCAGACTGATCCATCCACTGTAGCTTAGAAGCTCCAAAGTCGATAGCATTGTTTTCACCTAAAGCTATAGCACTGCTGCTGCCGGTTAAATAGCCTGCAGTTGAGTGATTACCCCAGCTGTAAGCTGTATCCCAATTAGTATCTTTTCGTATTCCAGCGCCTGTGCCTGATGATGGAAAAGCGTATATACCTTCATTATAAAGTATCTTACCATCTACAGCGAAAGACAGTGTAGATTCTGTACTGCTAATTAAAAAAGCATTACCACTACCGTAGCTAGCTGCATCTGAATGAACGTAGTCAATATACCCTTTCTGACCATAAGCAGGAACTTCATCACTAAATTCAAAACCTGCACTAGCTCCATTAGTACTAGAATATAGCTTATGTCTGTTATTACTAACAAGCTTTAATTCACCCTCTACGTGCAGTTTACTTTCTGGGGTAACTGTACCGATACCAACATCACCGCCAAAAGGATTAAGGTTTATATCATACGGGGTAGTACCTGTAGAATTAGATACCTGCATGAAATAACTTCCACTACCACTTTCCCCTATACGTAAGTTGTTAGATCCATTCGTTGCATCTGCATTAATATAAACAGCAGAATTTGAAATTGAATCCGAAAGCGTAGTAGCTTGACCAGCGTCAGCATATACAGTTAACCTTGCCGGACTATCAGTTGTTCCTATTGAAAGGTCCCCGTCCGCGGCCAAAGTCATTCTTTTTTGACCGTTAGTGTACCAATCCTGCGTTCTATTGCCGAGGCCGTAGTGTATAATTTGCGTAGAATTAGCATAATGCTCGTAAGCATTGCTACCATTATTTCTAAGCATATAGCCGGCTCCTGCTGAGCCGTCTATTGTTAAATGTTTATAAGTATTATAATAATGAGGGTTAGTTGTACCAAAACCCACATTTCCATTGCTTGTAATTCGCACTTGCTCACTAGCAAGGTTTAGTCCACCTGTAAATAGCCTTAAATTGCTATGTGTTTTTATTGCTAAGTCTCCTGAAGTAGAGTATAAATAACGCATCCCAGCCCAATCGGGATTACTATACTGAGAACCAATTGAACCTAACACTAGCCTTTGCGAACTGTCGTTTACAAACTCTGCTTCTGCATAACTAGTTGCACTTGAATGTTGAAATGAAGCTATGTTACCATTACCTGATACTGTAAACTTTCTACTTGGAGTAGAGGTACCTATTCCTAAATAACCGTTCTGCAACAGTGTCATTGTTTCTGCAGCAGTATTGTTATTTTCAAATGCTAATCGGCCGTTACTGTGAACTTTCAGACTATAATCGTCGTTTGATCCAGTTTCTTTTAAGACTATCCTAGGCGACGTACCATATGCTTGTATATCACCATTTACATCTAAAGCTGTAAGGGGAGTAGTGTTATTAATACCAACTCTATTGTTTACAGTATCTAATGTTATAGGTAGTACTGAATCACTTACGTTTTCAAATTGCTGGGTAGACGCATTGTAGCGAAGTACATCATCATTAGAAGGCCCCTGAATATTAACATCAGTTAGATCGTTTAATACGTCAGAGCTTATACCGCCGCCTACATTCACAGCAGCTAAGCTTCTAAAAATACCTGCTGTTAAAAACTTAGCTTCAGCTGAATTGCTCAATGCGGTCGCACCGCCTTTAACCACTATTGCACCTAAATATATAGCTTGCTCAGCCGTGTTGTTAGCCTCAATAAAATCTTCCTTATTGTAATTTGTTTCCGCGGTGTCCATTGAGTTATACTCCGCGTGTCCGTAATAAGCTACTACTATATCAGGCGTACCTGGGAAATAGTAAAACCTTTGAACAGAATAATGTCCCCCCGTTACGTTGGCTAGTGTACCACTTCCGTTATCATATTTAGTAGGGTCTATTGTTGTATAACCAGCCCCAGCGGGTCCATCATCTAACACGAAACCTGTACTTCCGTCACCATAATACCTATGTATCGTACACTGCGTTTTAGCAGCGTCAGTTACGGTAGAGGGATTTAACGGATCAATAGCATAGTTTCTTCCTAAAGCGAAAGCTACACCGTTAGATCTATCTATAGACAGGTTAGCGCCATTAGCTGATAGCTGATGACCTGATTTTTTCATTGCTCCAAATGTCTGAATAAACTCAGAAACCTGGGACATATTATTATACCCCGTTAAAGGAAATGTTTTAACAAATTTAAGTACACCCTCACTGTGTATAGCACTTCCAATTAATAAATTAGATCTTTTCTGTGCATCAGTTAATGGCGTTGCTTGCTGTTGGATAGTTCCTGTACTGTCTATATATATCCAGGAGTTTAATTGATCTGTATCATTCGCGTCTAATCCAGCAACAGTATATGTTCCCTGGCTCCACTCCACTTTAACTATTTCAGGATGTGGATCAGAATTGCTTTTGTTTAACACATTAATTACACCATCACCAGCAGCAATAGTAAATTGAGTACTATTTGCTTTTGATAAAACACCACCATTTAATATACCTGTTGGTATATTTTCAGTTAGGTGATCAATACTTAAGTCGTGACCATCATATCTAAAGTGCAGTGTGTCATGGCCGTCTTCTGTTTTATAATATACTCCGTTATCAAATGTAGGAGTTGTTGCTTGTGTGTTGGACAATTTAATAGTATCGCCTACTGTTAAATTATTAGTTACAGCAACATCGTTTGGCAAACCAATAGTAACACTTCTGTCAACAGACAAATCTTGAGCTGTATCAGGGGAAACTACTACTTCGTTTGCAGTTCCCTGTACTCGTATTGTTCTGTCGTTAGTTACAAGGTTTGTTGGTTTATTTAAAATAAACGAGTCTGATGCTGTGCTAATTTCTGTCCAATCCGCTTGAACGTTTTGTTCCGCGTTGCTTGGTGCTAAAGCTGGCTTGTTTAATATCTGAGCATCTCCACTAGTTGCATTCCAATCAGCATTAACGTTAACTTCTGCATTGCTCGCAATACCAGTTAATTTATTTCTTTCTGTGTCGGTTATAATAGATCCAGATCCAGCGTTAGAAATATCTGAAAGCTCAGTTGCATTATGCTGTGCAAGGTCAGTTACGTCGGTTGGTTTGTTAACAATGAAGGCATCTGAATTGCCATCCGTTACATCCCAGTTAGCTCTTACGTTTTCTTCAGCGTTTATTGCAATCCCAGCTAATTTTTGCCTTTCTATAGTAGTAATAATTGCTCCCGACCCCGCATTTGTAACGTCATCAAGATCAGTTACACTATGTAGAGAAAGATCCGTTACATCAGCCGGTTTGTTCTGTATGAATGCATCTGATGTGGTAATATCCTCAGTCCAATCAGCTTGCACGTTCTGTTCCGCGTTTGACGGCGCAAGAGCCGGTTTGTTTTGTATATAAGCGTCTGAAGTAGCAACAGTTTCATTCCAATCTGCTTGTACATTAACTTCCGCACCAGTAGCAATACCCGTTAGTTTAGTCCTTTCTATGTCCGAAATAATCTCTCCAGACCCAGCAGAGCTAATGTCGTTTAATTCTGTTGCATTATGCAAACCTAAGTTTGTAACATCAGATGGTTTATTTAAAATAAACGCATCATCTGTGGATACAGAATTGTTCCAATCTGCTTGTACGTTTTGCTCTGCATCTGACGGAGCTAGCGCTGGCTTATTGAGAATTAAAGCATCTCCTTCGATTGCATTCCAGTCTGCTTGAACATTTTGTTCAGCATTAGATGGTGGTATAACTATAGTATCAGTACCGTCCGTTACTGTCCTGCCTGGTACATCTACATCTATATTTGTAAGCTTAGTTCTTTCTGCTGCAGTTATAACTGAGCCAGAACCAGTGCTTGATATATTAGTTAGTTTAGTTCTTTCCGCGCCTGTTATAATGCTACCAGAACCAGCATCGTTAACGTCAGCTAGCTCAACTACATTATGAATGTTAAGGTTTGTAACATCAGACGGCTTATTTAATATAAAAGAATCTTGATTAGCGTCAGTCTCTGCCCAGTTAGACTGCACGTTTACTTCTGCATTATCCGCTATATTGTTTAGCTTAGTTAAAAGTAAACCTGTAAAATCGTTTGTAGATAATCCTTTTCCTTCAACTTTAGGCTCTTTAGAATCTAAAGCGTCTGATAAACCAGATATATTTGATATTGCTAAATTATCTAATGAATCACGATTAGCTTCGATAAAGTCTACAACCTCTTGTAGCTCATCTAAGTTTACGTTATCACTTGTTAACAATGTATTGATCGCAGTTATAGCCTCATTTAAAACTCTACCCTGATTAGCTGATAAAGGCAAGTCAGTTAATATAGAGCTAAGGTTGTCTATAACGTCTTGGTGCTGCAAGCCATATTGTGCGGCTGCCTGCACTTGTAATCTTTCAGTGGTTGTTATAATTTGGCCTGACCCAGCGTTTGTAACATCATTTAACTCTGTAACAGAGTGTTGTGATAATTGTGTTTCAAATGTCGCTGAAAAGTTAGATAAGAATAATTTATCTCCTGGCGTACAGGCTCCAGAGCTTGCTGCAGGCACTACAGTTAAAGTTCTATATGCAGGATCAGTTTGCGTAATTGAAGAGATTCTATATACCCCAAAATTGTTTAGGTCGTCTCTTTTATTGATTTTAATAAAATCATTATCAGCATTACTTAAATAGTCTGCTAAAAAAGTACCTTGAGCATCATTTACAGATATGTATATTGTATTAATATTACCATACTGCACAGCAGACGCCACGCCTTCATTAAAGTTGATCACACCTTGCGGATCGCTAGCGGGATCGATATAGTCTTGGAAGGAAAAAAGAGCTCCATCAAACACCTTAACCAACCCTTCTTCATTCATTGTTTCAGCAAGTGATTCAATGGTGTAGTTTTTAGTGGCTCCTGTGCCATTATCAGTACCTAGTACTTTATCTAGTTTGTTTAAACTGTCGTCTTGGTTATATGTTGATATTCTAGCCATTCGTTATTTTCCTTTCTTAGTAATAGGTTTGGGTAAAGGTTTGCCGCATCCACAACTATTGTCGATAGGTCCTTTTCTGCTTTTTAGTTTAGTAAATTGCTTTCCTAATACTTTTATACTATGTCTTTTCATAATTGGTCTTTGTTGAACTTAGATATAGCGTTTGAGTAAACTTTATCAACGTAGGTTTTACGTTTAGCTACTTTGCTATTTCTTGCATCTTCTGGTATATCTTCTTGCCCAATTAATATTTTATATATTCTATTAATAAGCCTCTTACCACGAACTGTTACTTTGTATTTATTATGGTCACCTAACCGGCCATTGCCTTTGTGTATTTTAACTAACCAGCCATTTTTTTGCAATCTATAAAACCGCATTTTGTCCCAGTTGTAAAATAAAGTGCCATCTTTAAAATCTTGTACTGTAAAATATTTAATTGGATCAAGATAAAATAATAATTCTAAATCAGCTATATTCAAGTCATTTTCTCTACAAGCCCATCGTGAGACGAGCCTGTAGTGTTTTAGAAAATCAACTTTAAGTTCTCCGCGTTTAACAAAGTCACTCCTATCCATTACAAAATAATAACTACATCTTGTTCTTGAATAACTTTGAAAACCTCTTCGGATAATTCTATGTTATGCCCGGCCACTCTATCGTAATAAATAGTATCGCCTTCGCTAACACCTTGTACTTGCGAGCCAACCGATTTAACGGTCGCTGTTCTGTATCTTATGTCTTCTCTATGACTTTCTGCTAAAAGCAAACCGCCATCAGTTTTCTTCATTTCTTCTTTGATCTCAGAAATGATTATATATCGCCCTATCGCCTTCATGATCTCTCTCTTACGTTAGATATTACACAGTCAGTAGAAAGTATGGTAGTGGCCACCGAAACAGCGTTTAGAAGCGCAGACTTAGTAACTAGTAGTGGATCAATAATACCCGCCTTGCGCATATCCTTAATTCTTCCATCTGTTACATCTACGCCTTTACCCCATCCTTCAACTAGATAGTCTTTTGGATTTAATCCTGCATTCTTTAGAATACGCACAAACGGTGCGTGTAAAGCTTTTTGCATGATGCCCCAACCGATTGCTTCGCCTGGATTTAACGCAGGAGAAGAGGCATTAGATGATATGTAACACAAAGTAGCACCGCCACCAGGTAAGATACCTTCTTTTTTAGCAGCACGTACGGCGTGAATCGCATCATCAACACGGTCTTTCTTTTCAGAGACTTCTACTTCAGTATCGCCACCTACATAAACGATAGAAACACCACCTGATAAGATGGCTAATCGTTTTTCAATGTGTGGCTTAAGCACGAAGTGACTTTCCTCATCTAACTGAGATCTTAAGTAATCGATTCTTTCTTGAACCGCTTCACTTTTTTCGCCAACTGCTAAAGTAGTGCCATCTGTGTCAACAATTGACTTAGTAGCATTACCCAGTACTTCTGGCGTAATATTGTCCAACGAATCACCAAGGTTCTCATCGATCACTGTAGCTCCAGTTAATAAAGCAATATCATCTAATATGTCTTTGCGTTTAAGACCAAATGAAGGAGGATCAATAATATTGACTTTGATGTTACCTTTTACGTGGTTCATGGCCAATGCGCTTACGACTTGTTGTTCGCATGGAGCAACAATCAATAAGGCACGATTTGACTTGATAGCAAATTCTAATATGCTTTGTATGCGACGAATGTTCGTCACCTCTGATGCACATAGAAACACTAACGGGTTATCAAGTTCTGAGATTTCTTTTTCTCTATTAGTATAAAAGTGTGGGCTCTTACTAACAGAATTAATATGTGTACCGTCTACGGTCTCAATATATGTTTCGTTTGTTGGAGATGTTTCCATAGTAACAACACCGTTCTCTCCTGCGGCTTTAAATGCCTCTGCAATAAAGTCGCCAAGTTTCTGGTCGTTATTAGCCGATATACGAGAAACCTGGTTTAGTCTCTTATCATCTACTTTAATGGCTCTTTTATTTAACTCTTTTACTGCATATTCCGTAAAAGCTGTTATACCATTTTTAACATCCCTAAATGAAAAGTCCTCAGCAAGCGCATCATTATATTTATGAATGATTGCCTGAGCGAGAACTGTTGAGGTGGTTGTACCATCTCCTGCTTTAGAAGCGGTTTGTTTCGATGCTTGCTTTAGCATAGTAACACCTAAGTTTTCTACCGCATCATCTAAATTTACATAATTAGCAACTGTCACTCCGTCTTTTGTAACGTGAGGGTTGCCATAGTCGTCTTCTAAAACGACTGTTCTTCCGGAAGCTCCAAGCGTAGAGCCTACAGCTTCTGCTAGTTTATCTATGCCTGCTATAAGCTTGCCTTTAGCTTCTTCTTTAAAACTAAGCTCCTTAACTATTGAAGGAGACCCAAATTGTACTGCCATTTGATTTGATTAAATTATATTGATTATATTAGTTTAGCAATTCCATTTACGTCTTGCTGCCCTTCCTCTTTCTGAAGTCCAGCTTTTAGAACGTGCACAAAAAGATTTACGACGTTTCCAAGCTTTGCTTCCTCTTTTTAATTTAGAAGGTGCAGTGGTTACTGCTGTTTTAAGCTTTGAACCTGGATTGTCTTTACGGTACTTAGCCACACCTTTAGCTGTCATACCACCGCCCGCTTTGCTACCGGTGCCACCGCCTGATTTTACTTTTGCGTAATATCCTTTAGATTTTTTACGCGACGGAGCATTTGATTTTCTTCTCGCAATCGGAGAGTGTTTACTTACGAATGACGCAGCTTTTGTTGGTGATGCCTTTCCCATGATTATTTAGTGTTATATTTTTTTGTGCCTTTTCCAAAGCCGCCTCTGTTCTTTTTAACGGATACGAATTTACCGGTGTTGTGATCGTAATCTTTACCAGTAATATCCTTACCACGTTTTAAAGCCGCCCGACGCGCTTTTTGACACTCAGCCTTCATCTTGCGCCGTCGAGGTGTTTTAGCGTAAGCTAGATCTCTTTTACGCTTTGCTGCTCTTGCAGCTGATGATAGCTTCTGCTTTGCCATTATCTAATATCGATGTGTGGTTTCGCAGGTGCTGGATTTGTTACTACCGGTTTGTCTACTTTTGGTTTACTTTGTTCTGCCATAATTTAATATTTTTTAAGTTTTTTAAATGGTTTTGATTTGCCTGAGCAATATTTAAGACGCTTAGTTGGTGCGCTTAATATCTTTTCCTGTAAGTGCAAAGGCAGGTTTTTCTGCTTGCCTTGTAAAGGACGCTTTGCTGGTGATTTTTTATACATTATTATTTGTTTGGTTTATGAGCGTATAAGCCTTGCCAAGAAGGTTTACCTTTGTGTAGGAACTTACCGAGCATATTAAAATAGTTATCCTCTTTTAAAAACGACTCTATGTAGTCTCTACTGCAATAGTTAATGTTAACTGTATATCTATAAGTGTCGCTGTCATTATAATAACGATGCCACGGTACATTCTTTTCATCTGTATTTTGTGGGTCTTCTATATTAGAAAACCATACTGCTCTGTTGTGAGCGAAGCTTACTTCAACTTCTAAGTCGCCAGACTTTAGTACAGTGCCATTTTTACCTTTACCCCAATAGCACACACCTGTGAGTTGTTTTCTGTCAACGTCGATGTGATAAGGGTATACAGAGTTTGGTGGCTGCGCACATATCATTAAAGTAACTAGGTTATCCATAGAATCTCTATTAGCTTTGTGTACTAATTCAGTTCTATCCCATAAGTCGTTAGCGACTTTGTTCCACCTAGATGAATCTGGAAAAAATAGTATAGACATAAAAGACATTGCTCCTGGGAATATCTCTTCTTCGTTACCTTTTATATTGTCTTCGAACTCTTTGAACGCGGCATTAATTATATTAGAGGTTTCCTCGTCAAAGGTATCTTCTGTAATTGTATGCGGCCATTCGATGCCACTAATAGGGTCTTCTACTATTTTAATATCATTCATTTAATTACTTCTTTTTAGTCTTACGCTTCTTCTTAATAGACGATGTGCGTTTACCCATCCCTGTACGTTTCTTCTCTGCTACAGCTTTGCGCTTCTCAGCAGCACTCATTTGTCCCCAGGACACTGGAGTTTTAGAGGATACACGTTTAGATGGTCTACACTTTTTAATGCGCTTGTTCTTTGATGAACCACACGGGTTACCCTTCTCGTCAGTCCACTTCTCTTTGAACCATCTTTTAAGGTTAGCACCCTTTTGGGTTTTACGCACGGCCATTACTTGCCTTTGTTTTTTCTGCACTTAGCAATAGCTCCCGATGCATATGCTGATGGGAATACTTTATACTGTGCTTTTACTTTATGATAACACGCATCCTTACGATATAAAGGTGATACGGTATGTTTATTTAACTTCTTTTTCATATTACATGTGTTATATAGATGCTCCCCGTCCAAAGCGGTTACAGGGAGCTTATCTATCTTTCGAATGGTGCAACGACCTGAACGTTCACTGTCTCAACCACTTCCTAGGTGGTATCTGAAAGGAACTAGGCTATGCGACTATGACACCTGCCAAGTGAACAGCCGTAACATTAACACCTAAGGTAGCGAAACTTATTTATTCATCATTTCGATGTATAAGGTTTGAGCTAACCGTACTTCCCGTGGGTTGTCACAGTCTATATCATATGTAATAGCTCTAAATCTTTCTTTTTCAATTGCTCTAGTCGCAGTCATGCAGCTCCCCAGTATCTGAGGCATCAGCAGTGCTACGATGATCAATAATATCTTTCTCATAGCGTTTGTGTGTTTGTGTCTCTATCATAATATGTAGAGCATGTGTTAACGTGTCGATACTCTTACGTATCTCCTTTAGTTCATTACGTAAGCCATTTGACTTAACGTGTAACACTTCTTTCTTGTTACCCATAGATAAATTAAATTGAATTAATAGCAACAAAACTAATGTTTTACTATCAGATATATAGAGATTTTGTGTTGCACA